CTGCCGTCGGGAAGACGTTCCGGCTCTCCCGTCATCCTGATCTGCTCGATGGCTCTGTTAACCCCAAGCGTGGTCTCAGACCGCGCTTGTTCGCTTGCGCGGCGGATGGCCACCTGCCGCTCAGCGAACGGCATGCCGGCATACCGGGACGCCGGCGCGCGGCCGAGGACCATCTCGCCAAGCTCTTCGTTGCCGTCCTGGCCCTGGGACGGAGGCCCGGAAGGCATCTGGCCGCCGCGGGCAAGAGCCAGGACATCCCGCACCTCCCGCTGATAGCGGGAGAGCACAGACTGCCGAGTTTGTTCCGGCAGCGAGGAAAGACCCTGGACATACCCCGTGCGCGCATCGTACAGCGCCCTGATCTGGTCTTCTACGCTGGCATTCGGACCAAGCCTCTCGGCGGCCCGCGCTATGACGGTGCGCGCCCCTCCATGCTGGACGCCGATGGAGAACAAGGCCTCCTGTATGGCGGGGTTGGTCGTATCGAACCCAGCATCCTGCGCTGCCTCCCGCGCGGGCTCATAGTGCGTTCGCGTATAGAAGGCACGCTGCGCCGCGGCGAACTCTTCCGGGTTACGCTCTGCGACGCGCCGATAAATCGCGTTGAACTCGGATGTCATGGGGCGGGCACTACCGAACGCACCGCGCCACTCCTCTCCTTCGGGAGAGGCAAGAAACGCCGCCATGGAAGATGCACCGGAAAGCTGGTGAATGCCGTAGGATTGCCCACCGGGATCGCCACGCCCTGACGAGATGAACCCAACACCGCGACCGCCGCTCTCATACCTCGCCGAGATGGAGCCAAGCCCTGATTGAGGCGTGCCTGGCGCCGCCGCTGGCGACCCAGGCTGCTCCAGCGCCGCAAGCCCACCCGCCCTGATCGCAGACGATACGCTCTCCCAGTTGCCGGACTGGATCGAGGGCAGAAGCTCGGAGAGCGCGTCCTCCGGCTTGCCGCCGCGGCGGCTCAGCGCAAACCCGACAAGGGCATCATGCTGGAGCTGCGTCAGCGCAATGGGCTGGCCGTCCTCGCCAACAATGTTCTCCCCCATCCACCGGGACACCATGCCTGCCTGCGTCCGCAGGCGCCGCAATTCCGCCTGCGCCTGCTGTGCCGTCTGGCCGGTCGGCGGCGGCGTGATCCTGTTGAGCAGCCTCTGGATGTTGGAGAGGCCGATCTCCGAAACCTGGCCAGCACTCGACTGCCGGGCGCGGGTATCGCCTTCGCGCAACTCCATCAGTGTCGCGATGCTGTCGCCAGTGCTCAGGCGAGCATTGACGTCGGCTGCAAATGCTGCGCCGATATGCCGTTCCTGTACCTCGCGCACGCGACTGGGGTGTATAATGCCTGCACGCCGGCCAAGCTCGGAGATCTCATTGATCTGGGCCATGTAGGTGGCCCTGTCGTCGTCGCTGGTCGCTCGACCATAGGCCGACACCAGATCGCCGAGCACGAAATCGAGCCTGTCAGTTTCGGCTTCAGCGCGCAGCCCGCGCCCTCGGCCGAGCACAGAGTCGAGAGACCCGGATATGGCGACATCCGCACGAGGGTTCCAGCGCCTGAGAATGTTCGGGCTGCGGATAAGGCTGGACGCCTCGGCTCGAACGCGGGCCGCCTCTGCCTGGAACCGAGGCCCGAACGTCTCATAGTCCGGGTCGGTCTCGAACTGGCGGCGCACCTCGGCAAGCCCGGTGGTGAGGCGAGCGTCGGCCTCTGCCGCCTGGATGGCATCGTCGCGCTGCTGCTGCTCACTGGAGAGAGCAACCATGCCTTGCCCGATGCGCCCGATGCCTTCGGCAATCGGGCTGGAGCCTGAGATTTGCGCAGGGCGGCCCTGCGGCCGCAGCGACGGCAGGGCACCTAGAGCCTCTGCACCTGGAAGACGAGGCATTATCTTATCACCCGTAGCTTACCGACGTGCGCGGCCAATTCGGATCGTAGGCGGCGGTGGAGCCGTATTGCAGGCGGTTCCTGGCGCCACCCATCGCAATCGTGCCGACGCCCTCAAGGATGGAGCCCCGGAAGGCGTTGTCGCCCTCCCACCGGGCGATGCGCCCGCGTTCCCTGAGCGACCGCGCCCTGGAGTCGCCAGCATACTGGTCCGCCAGCGCGCGATACTCGCCAGCCTGGGCCGTGTCGCCGATGATATCGAGGAGCGACGGGCCGGCACCGGCACCGGACGCCGCGCCGAGAGCGACCTGCTTGGATATCAGTCTGTCAGTCCCCAGCCGGCGCTCAGTGGCCACCCGCTGCGCTGCGGCAACTTCATCGGTGGCCTGACGGTCGAGCGCCGCGGCATTGTACCTGCCGGCCTGCTGAGCGGAGTATCCCTTTGCTATCCCGGCACCGGCTTGGATGCCGGTGCCGATCAGCATCATTGTCCCGGCTTCCATACCCAGACATCCTTTCCCAAGTTAACGTCACCGGTTGGCGCAAACCCAAGCATGCGCAGCACACGGCTGGCATCGGCATCTCTCGCCAGCACATGGACGGGCTCGTTGTGCGCTCTCAGCTCGCGGCGGAAGGCGTAGAACAGCCGCGTCCACACTGATCTGTCAGCGGACGCAAGAGGATGGTAGATGCCCCACAGATCGGCGCCGATGCGCTGGAACCCGATATAGGCGACCGTCTCGCCGTCGGCCGTGCCGACGACATGCCGTGCGTTGGCCCCGTAGACGCTGACGATCTCAGCATCTGTGGCCGCACGCAATTCAATGCTTGGCAAGCGGCTATTCCCCGAGCAGACCGTTGCTGTAACTGTCATCGGACAGTATGGTGGACTCACGCCCACTCGCTGCCTGCCGCTCAGATACCCTGCGGCGCCTGGCCTCCAGCGCTTCCGGCGATTGCAGATCCGGCATGCGTGTCGGCCCCGCTGGCTTTGGAGGCTTCGGCGCCAAGGCTGCGGTCGCGACGGCAGTACCGCCGGCAATCAGCGCCGGCAGGAGAAATTCAGCTCCAGACATTTCCTTGGCCTCACGTGTTGGTCTTCACAGTCATGGCGATGCCGCCGATGGTTGCGGGATGCCCCGCGTTGATCTGGACGCAGACGCGACTGTCTGTGCTCCATGTGCCGCCAAGTGGCTGCAGGGAATCGTCGTGCACCGTCTTCACAGCCTCGCTGTCCGCAAGTGCATCCAGCGTGTCGCTCTTGATGACGTACTTCGTGAGCTTGGCGAACGATGGGCCGACCTTGAGCGCATCCCTGTGCACGTCCATCAGGAGCAGCCCGATCTCGCTCACGATCTTGGACGCCAGCAAAGCCGTTCCGCCCTGTGCGCCATAGGCCAGCTTGGCGCTCTTGTAGCGGCCACGGTACGGCAGGCCGACGAACACGTTGGTGTAGGTGCCGCCGAGCGCGATGACGCCAGAGCCGTCCGCCGACAGGCTGCCCGAAGCGCCATCGGACGCGAGCGTCCCGATGAACCCGGACACACTGCTGGCGTTCGTGCCCCAGGCCACAAGGCCCGTCTCGCTCGCCAGATGCGCGGCCGTCACGCTCGAAGTTGGACCAGCGGAGAACACGCCGCAATCCGCGAGCTTCGTGGTGGCGGCGCCCAGAGCTTCCGACCGCAGGCACAGCTTCTCGCGGTAGCGGACGGTCGAGCCGCCGATGGTGCGCGCCACCCACAGATAGACGCGGTCCTCGGTGGTGGCCGGGTAGATCGCGACCGACTCCACCACGTCGTCGCCGCCGGCACGTCCCGTCTTGAACCTGATCCAGCCGTCGATCTGGTGCTTGGGAGACGTGAGCAGGATGGCGCATTCCCCGTCACCCATCGGCGACCACAGGTAGGGCTGCGGATGGCGCTGGATGGCCAGCTCCTCGAAGCCGTCGTGGTCCTCGCCCAGGTCCTCATGCAGCTCCGTCACATCATCGGCATCGTAGTCCTGCTGCTCGAAATTGTAGATGACGCGGAAGATCTTCACGCCGGACCGGGCGATGAAGAACCCGCGCTTGCCGATCTTGACGGGAGAACGCCGGGCGGAGCCGACGTTGTCGGCCTCCTTCATTGCGATGTTCGTGGCGGTGAGCGGCGCGTCGAACGCATCGGAGCGGGCGGGGATCTCGGCGCCGTCCGTCAGCAGGATCAGCCTCGACAGCGAGAGCAGCGCGTTGACCTGGAACACCGCGCCGCTGGTCGCCACGTTGCGCTGGATCGATGCGCTGTCGCCCTCGGTGTCCAGGTTGAACTTGTCGAAAGCGTCGCTCTCTGAGGCGCGGAACTTGTCCTCGCGGTCGAATACCAGCCGGCCGTCATGGAACGCCACAGCCGAAGGCCAGCCACGCCGATCGGAGAACTCGCCTTCAAGCCAGTTGGCCGTGTACTCGGTATCCGTGAAGTCGTCGAGAACCTCGATATCCACGCTGGTCGAGGAGTTGAAGGCCGTAACACGGCCGACGCCGGCTGCGCCGTAGCCTTCGTAGGTGACGGCGATCTGGATCGAGCCTGACGTGTACGCACCGGCCTTGAAGCCAAGCCGATGCCAGGCGATGATGTTGTTGTTCTCGTCGTCATCCGCGTGGGCAATGGTCTGGTTCGTCGTGAAATCCACGTCTGCCACGCCATTGTCGTACTCATAGTCGTTGTAGCCGGCATCCGGCGGCAGCACGCCATCGTCCAGGGATCGCTGCATCGTCACAGTGCCGACCCATGTGCCGGTCGTCACGTATGAGAACGCGCGGTCGTTGAAGTTGGTCGTGGCCGACTCGTGGATGCCGGAGATCCGCCACGGATCGGTGAACACGCCGTCGCCGCCAAGCCCGAATGTCGCATCGAACCTGTCATGCGTCAGCCGGAACGGCGCGCCGACATGGGTGGACTTGAAGAACGGTGCGTCCGAAGTCAGCGTCGTGTTCCCGCGCGTGGCACCCGGCTTGATGCGCACCGGGGAGGTGCGAGCCGTCGTGAACGGCCCGTCCTCGAACTTGTAGAGCACCAGCGACCACGACTCTCCATCCTGCCGCCGCTCGATCTTGCGCGGCTGCCAGTTGATATGCGTAAGGTACATGATGTCGGCGGACTGGGCATGCTGGATCTGGCGGATCTCGGCTTCCGTCCACGGGGCGGTGAACTCCAGCGTGCCGGCGGATGCAACCTCGACGGAGTCCACGATGATGCCGGGCTCCCGCCGCGTTGAGAAATAGGGATGATAGGTTCCCGTCGGCGTGAAGGACAGGTAATGCGTGCCCGTGTCGAGCGTGGTTTCCTCGATGTAGTCGTCGTCGCCGGAGGTGGAGCCGCAGCGGAACGTCACGGGGCCGCGCGTGACCACAATCTTGAGGGTATGCTTCGTGCCGGCAGACGATGTAGATACGGAACGCGTGCACGTGGACACTCCGCCCCGGTTTGGAACCGCCATCCACAGCGCCCCGGATACCGTCGAATTGATGTTGGCGACGCTGTCGCCCGAGGTGGTCAGCGTCCAGCCGGTCGAGCTCGAAAAGTCCCCGTTCGTCACGGTGGACGTGACGCTCTCTATCGTGACAAGCTCGTCATCCACATGGATGCGCAGGAGCCCGGACGACAGCTCGATGCCCGCCTGAGCGGTGAGAGACTTGACGAACGGTATCTCGCGCACGCGGTTGGCTGCGGTCTTGGCGCTGGCGAGGTACGTCGTCCCCGACCGCATCATCGCCTTGCCGATCGTGAACGGGAGCAGGTTCTCCTGGGTTTCAGCCCAGAGCTTCGCCTTCTCCTGGTCGACACGCGCAAGCGTGGCGGGGGAGACCTCGCCCGCGTTCAAGGAATGCACGAGGGGTTTTGCTTGAGCCATATCAGGCGACAACCTCAGTTGGCTTCATGCTGGAGATTTCCGCCTCCAACTCCTTGATCCTAGCGTCGCGCTCGGCTATCGTTCGTCTGACGCTCGCCAACTCTGCTTGCAGCATGACGTGAGCGTTGAGCGCCTGGTCGCGCTGGGCCTGCATCGCGGCAAGCATGTCCTGGAACTTCTGGAGATCTGACATGGACTTATTCCTGTGGTGGACAGGCGCCGTGTTCTGGACGCTCTGTCTCGGTTTGAGCGCAGCCAAGGCTGTCCGCATGGCCGGAACGGCTCTCAGAAAACGCCGAGGCGATAGGATGCTGCGCGCTGCACTACTGGCAAATGGCATCGATGAGAAAGAAGCCGCCAGGCTGAAGGTCTACTGGCGCGATCTCTTTGCCAAAACCACCTCACCTCATGACGACAACGTAGTCGACCGCCACGCACCGTTGTAGACCCACAGCCGATTGTTGCCTGTCGCGTAGACCATAGGCACGGTTCCGGTGCGTCCGGTCGGCGTTCCGATTGGCGCCAGCGTAGAGCCAGAGGTGCTGCTCGGAATGTAGATGAGGCCATCGACTGCACTGGTCGAGAGCGCGGTAGCGCCGACCGCAAAATCGCCGCCCGCCACCGTCAGCAGATTGGTCGAGCCGTGCGTGAGCGTCACGTCGCCGTTGTTGAAGTTGACGGCGGCGCCAGACGCCAGGAACAGACCGGACCAGAAGATGGCCGTGGTGCCGAGACTGGCGGCTTCAGATGTAATGGGGCTGAAATTAGGGCCGCACCTGACGTGGTCGTCACCGACCTGGAATACTGATGTGTTGTCTACGACGAAATGCCACCGATTCAGCGAAGAGCTGAAGACAAAATACTCATCGCCAAGCGCCGTGGCGTAGAAGCTATTTGTGCTGGATGCGTTGCCGTAGATGCGGTCATCCGCCTTCAGTGCGATGGCGGCCTTGCTCGTGTCCGTCGTGATGTGCGAGAAGTCGAGCCCGACATCGCACGGGCCTGTGGCGCTGAAGAAGGCGTTGATGTCAGCCGTCCCGATGCTCTGAGCGCGGAACCCGATCCAAGTGGCCGTCTTCGCTCCCGTGGCAACGGAGCGGTCCATGTTGACCACCCAGCCGATGCCGGCCGCATCGAACCCGCCATCGGCCAGACTGAACTCGCCAGCGTTGAGGTAGACGCCGGCTTGGCCTGCATCCAGCTGGGCGTGATAAGCCACCCCGCCTGGGTTCGCCAGGAAGTGCGTCGAGCCGGTCTTGGTGCTGTTGACGAACAGATGGGCATGGAACGCTGTGCCATCGCCCTGCCCGACGTTGTCAACCTTGACAAAGTGTGCCGACGCGCAAGTGCGGCCCTCATTGTCGGCCGTGCCCTCATTATGCCCGGACTCGTTGCGAAGATACGTGAAGTGAGGAAAGGCCTCAGGCGTGTGGTGATATCCCGTCGTTGGCTGGCCAAGGGTTGCCGTGCCCGTGATCCGATGCTCCACGGCAAACTGCACCTTCGACAAGTCGCCATTGAACGCCGTGGAAATGGAGTCGTGATCACCTTCCGATGCCGGTGCCGCCTTGATGGCGGAGAAGAACGGCGCCCGCAGATTGTTGGCGCTGTCCCGGATCTGGCCGAAACCCCAGTAGGGGCCATCGAGATCGGTAGCCCCAAGCGTTACGTCATAGGTGCCGGCCGGCGCGAACTTGGCCCGCGTGTCGGCATCCGCACTGGTGACAGCCGTCGTATCGTCCGTGGTGCCGTCACCGACCGCGCCCCAATCCTTGAGGCTGACGATGTCGCGCGCTTTGTCCTGCCATGTGCGCGTTGTCGGCCCGCTGCCGGACTGGAGGAACCCGGCCCATCCAGCGTCCGTGCCGTCGCTCTGGAGATGATAGCCCGCGGTGCCCAGCGCCAGATCGGTCCATGCCGACGCGCCGCCGACGATGAGATCCCCGCGCGTGCTGGTCAGCGCGGCGATGGCCGCCAGGTCCGCCGAGCTGAGTTGCGCGAACGCGACCGCCTGCCGGCCTGGATAAGGACGGCCTGTCGTGCTCACGTACCATTCCGTCAAGGCATTGACGGTGCCCTGATTGACGAACACGCGCGTGCCCTGGACGACATGCCCGCGCTGGTCGAAGTCGTCGGCGAGCTCCCAGTCGCCCGTCTTGCACACGTAGATCGCGTTGAAGCCATTCGACTGGTCCTTCACCAGGACGCGGTCGTCCGCGACAACGGCGACGTCGTCTATCGTCTGGACACCGCTTAACGTGATGTTGGCCGTGGTCGCGACGCGGCACGGCCCCTTCACCGTCTGGAAGGCGTTGGCGAGGAAGCCCTCGCGGTCTATGGTTAGGCTGCTCATTCCCGGATCTCAGGTCGATGTCGATGTCGAGGTCGCCGTGACCGGGCGGGTCGCGAGCCTCGGGTCCAACGGGTGGATTCGGTAGTAGTAGGTTTGCGTGGTCTGGTGCATCTTCATGCCGTCGTCAGCACCCCGACCCATGTGTTTGAGCTGCCGGATGATTGGATGTAGGCCCGCGTCAGCGAGCTGCCACCGTCGTTGCGCAGGTAGATGGAGCCTTGGCCTGCGGCGATGGCCGGCGCACTCGAACCCGCGTAGATGCCGAACGTTGTGGAGCCAAAGAGCATGATGGCCTTACCAGCGACGCCGCCGAGCGTGATGGTGGTTCCGGATACAGCGTGGATGTTGCCGGAGCTGGTGAAGGTGCTGTTCACCGAAATGCCGGCGCTGCCGGTGATCAGGCTGCTTGCGGTGACGCTGCCACTGAACGTAACGGAGCCGCTGGCGAATGCCAAAGCACTGCTGGAGTGCGTGAGGGTGACATTGCTTCCATCCCAGTTGACGACGCCGCCAGAAGCGAGAAACAGATCGGACCACTGCGCGGCGCTTGTGCCGAGCGTGACGCCGTCGGTTGGCGTCGGGCTGAAATCCACGGCGTCAACACCAAGCGAGCCACCACCACTGGCGCTGCTTCCGGTCGATGCGATCAGGCGGGAATCATAGTCCACGCCGGATGCGCCGGAGTGGAAGTCAATGTGAGGCGTATTGGCTGCCGTAGTCGAGCCGATTTCCAGTCCAGCATTTGTCGCTGTCAGGTGGACACTTCCAGAGAAACTCGCACTGCTGTCGAACGTGTACCCTGCCCCCGCGCCTGCGAACGCCAGCGCGCTGCTCGAATGCGTGATGGTGACATCGTCGCTGTCGAAGGATATCTTGCCGCCGGAGGAGATGCCGAGCGACGCGGTCTCCTGATCGAACGTGCCGACCTCGGCAATGGTGATGCTGGTCGTGTCGATGTCGAATGTCGAGGGGTCAACGGAAGACGTGACGATGTAGGTGCCGGACTGGGTCGAGCCGCCGAACACATACATCCTGGTGCCCTGACGGATGTCGTTGGCGCCGTCGAAGTCCTTCGTGCGGACCCAGGTGCCGGTATCCATGATGTATATGCCGTTCTCGCTGGCCGTGTCCTGATCCTTGACCAGGATGCGTCGGAGATCGACGTGCTCGGATGACGTTGGCAAGGTGCCATCGATTGTCTGGTAGCCGGACAATGTGATGTTGGCAGTCGTCCCGAGCCGGCACGGCGCCTTGAATGCAAGCGAGGACGACGCCCCACCGAGGCGGTCAACAACGTTCGCCATGTTCGATCAGCCTCTATTCACCAGCGCCAGCGCGAGCGGCTGGACGGATAGCCGCGCGACTGGACAAGACGGCCTTGGGGAAGTCTCTGGGCGCCCTGGTTGCGGGCGTCCTTGGCCTGAGCGTCGAGAAGAGCCCGCTTGCGCTCCTTGCGGAACTCTTCCTTCTCGTTCGCGCCCATGCTCGTCAGCATCGGTGCGATGCGCCAGGCGAGCTCATGCTCGACGTAGCGCTCGAAGGATGGCGGCCAGTCCGCAAGGTTCAGTCCGTACTCGACACCATCGGAGATGTACCGCAGATAGAGCGGGTCCACGTCGCACCAGATGTAGCCTGACAGACCGCCGTCCTCGTGGTAGTCATCGAGTGGAGGATCGAAGCGCTGGTTGCCGGAGATCGCCACGATGCGACCGGCATAGTCGGACGGCTTCTCCATGGCGTAGGCGAAGTCGTTGATGCCGGACGACACGTCCTCGGATGCCTCGATGGAGACGGTGCGCGTCGCGTGGTTCCAGTCGCCAGCGGTCAGGACAAAGCGAAGCGCCTCGTCATAGATGAGATTGATCGTATTGACAAAGGCCTCGTCGTCCGTGACGGCAAGCGAGACGGCATTCTGCTTGAGCAAGAGGACGCTGGATCTGTACAACTGCTGTTTCGTGGCCATCTCGGCGCCCTCCGGCTATATCTCAGGCCGCGTCGCCGGCAGCTTCGGCAGCGAGCCGCTCCGCTGTGCGGGCCTTGTTCGCCGCGTCGAACTCGGCACGCTTGGCGACCAGCTTCTGGCGCTTCTTGATCTCCTGGCGCTTGGCGTAGGAGACGTTGGTGTCGATGGCGGGCTTGTCGCCTGCGGCAGGCGGTGGGGAGACCGGCTTGGGGGCAGCCTGCACGACTTCCTGTGCGGCAGCCCTGGCGGCGAGCTCGGCGGCCTTCTCCGCGGCCCGTGCCGTGGCGGCCTCGAACACGGCGTCGGTGATGTCGGGGAACATGCTGACCGCGACGATGTTCTTGACCGACTTGGAGGCGTCGAGCTTCTGGCTGTCCACGATCAGGTCGAAGGCATAGCTGCCGTCGTCGGCCACGCACCGCATGATGTCGCCCTTCTTCAAGACCGTGTTGCTCTCCCAGTATTCAGGGGAGAACAGCATTGCCGGCGTCACGCGCTTGGTATCGACTACGACACGGTAGTGCGCGCTGGCGTACTCCTCCTTGTGGCGCGGCTGGAGGACTTCGTTGATCTTCATGAGGCTTCCTTGATGTTGGAGTTGGCAAAGGGCCAAAGGCAAAATGGCGGGCAGCTTGCGCCGCCCGCCCGGTTCTTGCTAGGTCGTCAGAAGCGAGGTCACAGTCGCCCCACCGCTGGTGGTCACGTCAGTGACCGTCAGGAGATGGAACAGCGTGCTGGCCACATCGATGAACTCCACGGTATCCCACTTGCGCATGCCGCGCTTGTAGCCATCCGAGAAGTAGGACGAGCCATCCACAGTTCCCGCAGCGTCAGCCGTGGAAGTGTAGAACCACGTGTTGCCGCCGTAGGGGAACCCAGCCGTAGAGTGGGCACGCCCGATGGAGGCAGTCTTCAGCTGCAGGTTGGTGCTGTCATAAGCCATGTGTCAGCCCTCCCCTTAGCTCGCCACAATCGCGCTGCCATCGTGCACCATCTGCACAATGCCAGTGGACTGGAGCAGCTTCGCGTTGTGCCAGAGCGACGCACGAGCCCAGGACACGTCCTGCTTGTCGTCGTAGCCAACGCGCACATCCATCTCTTTCGAGTTGGCGGCATGGCCCATCGCACGGCGGTGGAACATGAAGCAGTTCTCGGAATTGGTGCCCGCGCCGGTCAGGCCGGTATGGAGCAGCCAGTTCTTGCCGGCCCAGCGCCACATCTTGCGCACGGGACCGTTGAGCGGCTTCGTGTCGACGTAGTCGCCAGACGCGAACTCGGTCGTCTGGAGCAGATACCAGCGGAACGCCGGAGTGACGACGCAGAACATATTGTCCTCTTCGTCAATCGGGACGTTCTGATTGCCAAGGTACACCTCGGCCTTGCCGACGATATCCATGCCGGCAGTGGCAGCGGCGCCCGTGGTAATCGAGCCGGTATCGAGCTGGTCGATGATCTTCTGATCGATGTGGCGATTGAGGGTCGCGATTGCCTCGGTGTGCATCACGGCCTTCATGTCGCCCTGGGTCGCGAAGATGTTGAACAGCGCAACGCTATGGTCGCGCTAGACTGTCGCTTGGCCCGCAGGCCTCGGTTCGCATCAGTCGTTGCTGTCGGTGGAACGCAATCATCTGCTCTATCCTGTGCCGCTTGAACTTCGAGAACCTCGCCATCTTGCCGAGAAACTCCAGTGCGAAGCTTCTCTGCGATAGGCCAAGGTTGCGATCCCAAATCATGGCGTTTTCAGTGGCCGGGTGCACTCTGATTTGGCCCCCGAACGCCTTGAGTAGGAACTCCAGCACCTCAGCGTCGCCCTTGTGGCAACAGGCTGAGACCCGCATACTCCGCGTTTCCTTGCCGCTCTTGGCGCCTTTGTTGCTGAGAGCGAACATGTAATGACCATTGCCATCGAGGTAGCCTGCGCACCACGCAAACGTCGGGTGGTTCTTAGGCTTCAACGGCCCTGCATCATAACGCGATTGCTTGCTGAACTCTCGAAGTTCCGCGCACTCTGCCGCGGATAGAGACTTGCCCCTCAATTCCTTCCACTTTTCGAACATGCGCTTCAGGTGTCTTGCCTTGACGCACATGTGCTTCAACAACCGTGGCACCAACATCTCCAGGTCGCGCCTTGAGCATACGATCCAGTAGATGTACTGCTTCTTGTCCCCATGACGGCTGGTGTAACCGTATCCGGTCAGAACCGGCAAGCTCTCGATAAAGCCATGCTTATCGACAGCGTCCGATGCCGAGATACCAACCTTGAGGCCAAGAGTAGCGATGCCGTTGTCTCTGCTTTCGTTTCGAAAGTCGAAGGAAATTGTGCCGTCTGAGTCGATCAGGCCGGCGAGGTACTTTACGGATGATTCGTTCATCTCTGACCCTGTTTGTTATGGGCGGAGATACCTTACATCGGGTTGCGCCGATACTATAGCGTTTTCCCGTTATTCAGAACCGATAACTGGCAACTATCTACCAGTACGCTCGAAGGGAGCGTGGGCTTCGACCAGGGTTACGGTGTTCTGCGTGTTGTCCGTGGTGTAGTACGGGATCTGCCCGTTCACACCGCGCTCAACCGCAACGGCACTTCCAGAGCCGGAGACCTGGAAGACGGCCGAGTTACCCTTGGTCAGGGTCTCTCGGATAGTGCAATCCCTCAGGATCGAGTAGCGCTGCTCGAAGGTAGCGATCTGCTCGTCCCTGTAGGTCGTAACGAAAGTTGGGTCTGCCATCGGCAGGACCTCCTGTTTCGACTGTCAGGTTGTGAGGAGATGCCGTTCGAGAGGGTGGCCGCTGGTGCTTGCGATGGACGGGGTGGCCACCTGGGCGCCGTCGTTGTGCGAGCTGGTGCGGTTCTTTCGGGTAGGCGGTTACATGCCGGTGTGGATTGCGGCGCTCGCAGAGCGAGGGTGGCCGCGACAACGGCAGGTCAGTCGTGTAAACTGACTAAGAGAAATCAAGAGAAGGTGAGAAGGCTGAAATGTACAACGATGACGACCCGAACGAGGTCAGACAGCCATGCTGCGAAGCGTGGTATAAGGTGCACCAGGACGGCACGGACAGCGACCACGTCCAAGCTCTTATCTCCGAGAATGAGCATGGCGAGCCGGAGGCGGGAACCGGAGACGGAGAAGGCGAATTGCCGCCTATCCGCTTCTGTCCGTGGTGCGGAGCGAGGAAAGACGTGGGGCAGGCGGCAGCCTAAGCCGCCCTCCTCCCACGCCCGCTGGCCTCCTTCTGCCGCCTGATCTCCAGCAACCGAGCCGACGCCGTCATGCCCGTCGTCTTCCACGGCTTGTAGTTGTAGGTGTCGATGTCCGTCTTCATCAGGTTCAGGATCTCCTGCTCCTCCGTGTTGGCGGCAGCCTGCTGGTCGCCCGAGATCATGGAGCCCTCGCCATAGCGGTCGCGGACGTAGTTGATGAGGAACCGGGCAATGGTCGGGTTGTTGATCAGGCGCTTGCCAGTGACCGGATCGCGGGCTGCCGCAATGAGCTTGCCTTCATCGTCCGGGAATATCTCGGGGTCGCCAGGCTGGCCTTTGTCCGGATCGCCCAACAGCCGTTTCAGGAGC